CGCTTCATAGGCTTGAACACAGATTCAATTCCGTGTGGAACGTACAAAGATTCAATGCCAATGTTTTCCAACATCGCTTGTCCATACTGACTCATTGCAATTGGAGTAACAAAGTCTTGACGACACCAAGCAGCAACAGAAGGTGGAGTTGGAATATGATCGATTGGAACCCATGAAGCAACATTCCAGTCAGCCCATCGTGGGCCTTTGAATACCCAGACATCGTAGAGAGTGATCAAGAAGTGTGGTTGCTTTTCATTCTGTGATGACCAGTGGTGCATGTGTGCAGGAACAACATCGTTTGAATACATTTCCGCGCCACGTTGATAGATCGGTATTCCGTTCCATTCGTTGTTGCAACCTTCAAGACCGTAGTTGTTAAAGATCGCAACATCATGACCATCTGCTTTCAGTCTTTGTGTCACAGCGTTTGTCTGAGTGCCGTATCCAGTTCCAGCCCAAGGACTATTGGACACCCAGCCGATTCGCATTCCAGATTGTTTTGTCATGTTGCTCCTTGTCGCAGTCGTTTGACTGTATCTGATTAGACCTGAAAAACCCAATAGACACGCAGGAAATCCAATGTTCTCAAATAGACTTGCATTGTTATACAGAACATGCAACAATCTATGTATCGGGTTGGTTCGCCAACACAACAAAGGAGTAGAACATGAAAGCAATTCACCAAAGTAGAACAGGCAGACTCGTTCGTGCGTATGTGCAGGAACTTGAAATGGATACCAACGCAATCATGCATGGTGCTATCCGCAAAGTAATTGATTCCAAAAACACTGATGACAAGTTGCGTTCACTTGAGTTTCTTTTGCAGACAATCTTGAAGGGTCAAGGCCAAACAGATTTTATCTATGACCAAAACAATTACTAAAAAAGACAAAGTAAAACCCCGCAGGCCTGCGCTCCTGCGGGGTTTTACGTTTTTACCTAATCAGATTAGGAAGCGGCTCCAGCGAAGTACTTCACATGTGAAGTTTGGATCAAGTTACCATCAACACGCATTGTTGCGCGGAAGGTAATTAGATCGTTCTGGAATGCGTAATCGTCGGAACGATCTAGACGCAATCCGCCAACGGTGCGAACGAAGTACGAAGAAAGGTTTCCGAAGATAACTGACTTTGCACTTGTTGCTGGGGATGCCATTGCTGGGTTTTCATAGATTGGGTAACCAAGAAGCAAGTCGCGTGCATCTGCTGAAAGTGATGGACTGAACAGGTACTGACCTGCAGTGTCCTTCAACTTACGAACAGCAGCAATGCTTGTTGCGTTCATCTGCCATCCAGTGCCTGCCATACGACGACCAGCAGTGTCTACTGAGTAAACAAGGTTGATCAAGTTGTCTGCAGTGAATGCACCTGTTACGCCAGTTCCACCAGTTACGCCTGAACCTGCAGCAGTTACGATGCCTGTTGGCTGTACTGTTCCAGTTCCTGTTGTAAGGGCAGCATTGACATCGTAACCAAGAGCGTTACCAGTCTGAGCAGCAAGGAATCCAAGGATGTCCACGCCTGCATCTTCAACCATTTCGCGGCTGATCTGAGTGAGGAATGAGTACTTGAATGCACCAAGAGTCTTGAATGCATTGAAGGTTGGATCACTTTCACCGATTGCAGCGGCTTCAGCGGTGACTGTACCTGTGGAATAAGCCGATAGTGACGGTATCTGCAAGTTCTCCCCACCTGCAGTATTGATCACTGTAGATGTTTCGAGTTGTGGACCCACGTGGCGTGCAAGCATGATCACTTGGTCATAAAAACTCGTAGGCACTGGTGCGCCAGTTGAACCCTTAGTCACGTCGCGCTTTTCGAATGAGTGGGAACGGATTTCGCCGCGTGCAAGCGAACGAATTAGTTCTGATTCATCGATGGCTGGAACAGCAACTGCTGGGCGAGCCTGTGCTTCGAAACCCTTCATGGCTTCAGCGGCGCGTTCTTCACGGTCTGCTTGTGCCTTGATGGTGTCGATTGTTGCAGCACGCTGATCAAGATCAGCCATGATGCGGTCGTATGTTTGGTTTTCTTCTGCTGAAAGATCGCGCTTTTCTGCTGCTGCAGAATCGAGAAGAGCCTTTGCTTCTTCCCAAGCCTTTGCGCGTGCTTCCGCTTGCTGACGAATGTAGTCAGACATGTGGACTCCTAAAGTCTTAGATTGGATGGGGTCTTGAAAATCTGCGTGGCTCCACGACAGGTAAGCGCAACAGTGGCTCCACATAATTGCACAACTTAATTATGGCACAAATAAAAACAGACCCAGATGCTTCCCCACATCTGAGCCTGTTCTTTGTGAAAATGTTAGCGAGTTTCTTCGACCTTCACAACTCGAACTTCTTTAACTGGTTCGACTGTTTTCTCTTCTTCTGGACAGCAGGCCTTGACTATGGCTTCAGATACAGCATCGGCGAAATCAACAAAAACGCCAGACTCAGGATTACCAACAGCGGATAGATATGCCTTTTTAACTTCTTCATGATTCATTAGAACACCTTTGCCATTAGATCGAGTTGCTTGCGCTTTAGTTCTAGTAGTGCAAGATTTGCTGGTTCTGTAGCGCGTAACTTGGAAACCACTTCACTGATTAGATCAGCGTGTTCTGGTTCTAAAGTTTCGCCTGCTTCTAGTCGTGTGATTGCATCTGACAAAGCATCAACATCAACAGCAGTTCTAGTTGCAAGAATATCTAAGGAACGCACTGATGCAGTTGTTGCTGCATAGGCTGGGAACCCAGTAACAATTGAAACTTCGTGCAAACGGATTTGATGCAGTTCGCGGGTTGCTCCGTCTTTGCTCCATGCGTCACCTTTAGGTGGAACGCTGAAACCAAATGACATAGAAGAAACGTCGCCGCGCTTCATAAGAACAGAAAGGTCACGACCTGCAGATGTGTCAGGCAGATCAGCCTGAGCAAGAAGTCCACGCGAATCTTCAGTCAAGCGCAAAGTTCCAGCGCGTGTAGAACCAAGAACAACATCTGTGTTGTGGTTCATGAACAACTTGACTTCGTTGCGTGACTTCAGCGAACGCTTGAACGCACCTTCTTTGATTACTTCAGTGAAAGGCAGTGGCTCTGAAGGTGAATTGAATACTGCTGCGTATCCTGTGAAACTCATGCCGTCGCTTGATGCTTCACCATTGCGAACATCGAACTCAACGGTATTAACGCGGCGTTCTACTTGTGTGGTCATTTGTTGCCTTTCGTCTTTGTTTAAGTTTAGCGCGATTGACTTCCACTTATCGTTCTGCAAAGTGTTTCGATCTTCTTCTTGTGCGCGAATTCGTTCAACTACTCGTTCAGCATAGTTCTGAGTTCTCATTGCTTGTTGCTTTGACGCGCCACTTCCCCAAAGGAAATGTGCCACGACTCCTGCACTTGGATAGTTTTCATTGCTTGGATTGGCAGCCGGTGCATCAAGATCAGACATGTGACGAGCAATCCATGCGGCAATACGAATCCATTTGTCATCTGAAACTTGACCATCTGCCATCAGGCGTGCTTCACGAATAGTGCGATCAACAAGACCATCCCCGCCTTTTCCATCAGCATAGAAAGCAAGTCCACGCCTTGCAGCGGCTCTCATGAATGCAGGTGCAGCCTGATTTATTGCTCGAAGGTCATCTTCGTCATCATCCATGTCATCCATGTCATCGTCATCTAAATCTTCTACCCATGCGTTGCAGTAAAAACCACCATCGACAAATTCATCCCACTTGTGACACCATGCTTTGTCGCCTGCTTCATTGACTCGATCTTCGTCATAGAACATGCAGTTGCCACATGCGCGGCCTTCTGGAACATCTTCTGCAAGTGCTGGCCTGTAATTATCTGGCAAAGCGCGTTCACCACCAACTTCAATGTCTTCAGCGATTGAGATTGCAACCATCTGATCAATGGCTGCTTGCTTAGTTGTGTGGCATCCCATGATTTCGCCATCGTCTTTGATAGTTGCCCATCCTGAGCAACCCTCTGCGCTATCTGTTATGAAATATGGCATTAGTCCTGCTTAACTACTAGAACGTGAATGACAACATTGTTATCATCTGATACTGCCCAGAGATCATCGCTTGGGCCAATGTTTACAGAAAGTGTTTCAGTCGAACGTGCGTGTAAACCATTTGTTGTAGTAACGCCAGAATTGCCAATAAAGATTTCTTTATTTTGTGAATGTTCATGATTGTGAACGATGACTTGTTGATTCATACGATCAGG